TCGTCTTCAATTAATGCGAGCATCTTGTATCGCTCCAAATAGTGTTCCACCTCCGTTTCGGTGCGTGCAACATTGTAGGCGCGAAAAATGCGCTTTTTGGCTGATACAGGCAGTTCTAGGAACTCGCAGATTTCGTCAATGGTCATCTTGTACCTCTTTAAGTAGTTTGTCTATTTGCTCGGCTATCTTGTCGTGTTCGTTCAGCTCCACTTGCATGTCCAACTCCTCAACTATGTGTCCAAGCGTACCCATGACGCTCATTACACTGTCATGATCGGCAGTGTGTCGCAGATGCGTCACGAAGGCATTTTTTATAAAGCCGAAGGCTACACGCACATTGTTGATGTCGTCATCTGTCATGTAGATGCCGTAAACCTTGCGCGTCTTCATGCAAATGGGTCTCCACTGGTTAGCAATGCTTCAAGGTTTACGTCTGCCAGGCGTGCCGTCTTGACTTCCTCTGACATGTCGCAGGGAATTGGCACCATGCTGTACGACGTTTCTAGGCCATCACCCTTGCGGCTGATTTTAAGGTCGTAGTTCATTGGATGTCCAAAGTCCTCGTCTTTGCCCAAGGCGCTCAAGGTATCTTGCAATGTGCGTTGTGTGATTTCCCACACTTGGATGCGCTCCGCTTCGTAGTTCCATACTGTAACGGCAATAAATTTGCGCGGCTTGGTGTCATTTTGAAAATCAAAGTCTGGCGCTCTCATGTCCAAGGCCCATCGTGCTGGTCGCTTGTCGTTGGTCCATTGCACAAAGCCCAACAGAGGCTCATTGCACAAGATGCGCACTCGGTTTTGCTTGCCTTTGGCAGGCTTAAAGTAGGCGCCATCTGCGCCCGAAGTGTTAAATTTTTCAGGAATGAAGCTCATCAATGATGCGTTTTGGGTTGTCGAATAGGGCTTTAAGGGCAATGCGTACCACGCCAGCTGTACTGACTTGGAACAGGTGCGAGAACCGTTGTAGTTCTTGCAGGTCGTCGTCAGTCATTCTGACGTTTATACGGGCGGGATATTTTTCCATGTAAGCATTCATATTGTTTGTGTTGGTCCTAGCACGGTGAAGCCCATTTTTATGATTTGCTCAAGTCGTGCGTTGTAAGTTTTGTCGTCACGGAACCACCAGCGTGTAAGGTCTTTGCGCGATGCACGTTGAAAGTCCTGGTACATAGTAAAGCCGCTATTTTTCATGCGCTCTCGGTCGAACGATGCTCCGTTGTCTGGGAGCAGCTTGTATGTGCCTTCGGTGAAGTTTCCACCAGACTTCCAGCGCATCTCTCCGTGGTCCATGTAGTCCTTGTACATCACTTGCGCAGCTTTTCCCACCTGTACATGCGCAAGGGTGCCGTTGGACGATTTACAATGTGCTCAATCCACTTGTTGTAGTCAGTGATTGGATTGGCAGGCATAGCGGTATGGCTGACGCCATTTGGTAGTGTGTTTGACATGTCACAAACGTACATGCTTGTGGTGCCATCTGTCGCCATTTGTCATACAAGGTTATCCACAACCAAATGTTGACGCATCAAAAAAGGGTGGACCACGTTTGGCCACACCCTTTCAAAACAAATCACTGTTGGATGACTATCCTTTAATCAAACTTGTCACCAAAGGTAGGACAGAAATCGCACACAATGCAACACCTGGCCAGCTCATGCCATGGGCATAGATGTCGTGACATGCTGTTGCGGCTATGAGACCACCAACGGTGCGCTTTGCTGACCACCTTCGTAGATCACCCTTGTCTTTGAATGCGCTAGTAAAGTCAAAGCGCTCCAGCACCTTGAGAATGTCAATAGGTCCAGATAAGTTCTGGCGTCTTTCCGTCTTGCTCATGGCAGTTGTCTAGGTGTATGAAGGTAGAGCCTATGCCTATGCGTGTAAAGCCAGCTTCAAGAGCTGCACTAACAATACAAAAGCGTTGGTGTGAGGTTGTTGCTGCTATGTCTGCAGCCCTGCCAACTAGGTGAGCGCTGTTTGGGCTTGTCTTGTAGCCTTGTCGCTTGAGCGTTGCTTGGTGTGCCTCCGTCCTGTATCCACTTGTCACGGCAAAGGGTATGCCTGCAAGAGTACGGGCTTCGTCAATCATCTCAAGAAAGCTGTCACACATCATATGGCCACTGCCTGGCTGATCAGGACTGTCAAACTCTTCGTAATTGAACCACCTCATTTCTTGCGCTCTTCCCTTGCTTGCATTGCCCGCTCTACATTCCACCATATCAGTGTCACGCCTGCCACCACTGCAACTGCATCGTTGACCACATCGACCCACACTGCACCCACATACGACACGTTTAACATGTTCTGGACGTGTGCCTTGATCTGTGTCATATCTCTTCCGCTTCAAACCAACCGTTGTCAATCATGTACTGTTCATCTCGTATGGTCACGGTGTCTGGCAGTATCAATCCAAATGGAAACATGCCCAATTGGTGAATGGCACTAGACAACTGGAAGCGTTCATCTGGGTCCAGCTCTGGGAACACACTTACAAGCTTCTCCAATGTACAAGATGGATGCACTTTGATAATGTACGTGCTATCCACAACCAATGCAGCTTCATTCGAATCGTCTGGGTGTGTTATCCAGGGAAACAAGTTGTTGTCTGCCTCATCTTGTGACTGTTGGAATACAGGAAAGGTGATATTGTACAGCTCGCGACTGATGACGTTGGCACGTTCTAGGCTGTTCAGGAAGCCCTCTGGGTTGACTAGTATGTATTCCATTAGTAAGTTCCAAAATGGCCATCAATAGCGTCAGACAACGCATTGCGGTCGTGTGTGTTTGTTGCTTGCGACCATACGCAAAACTCCTGCACTTTGCCATTTGTGTAGTTTGCACCTGTGTCTGGTCGTCTGCCAATTGCAAAGGTCGAAGTGGCATGGTTTACAGTGCTGTTCACATTTGTATCTGTGTAGTCTGTGTCATTCAACACACCTTTGCTGTGATTCTGTTTGAACTGACCGACAGCAATGTATTGTGTATCGGCTGCAGTTGTGCCTGACCCGCTGTTCACCCTAGACAAAGAACCGTTTTGGAAGCGAGCCATAAAACGAAGGCTTGCAGCTGACAGGTTAAGCATTGCAAAGCATTGATTTGACGTTGTGCCATTCCACTGCGCTGCGATGTACTGACCACTAGAAACTGTATCAAGTTGGAAAACACCAGCAAAGGTCAACACCGCGTTGCTTGACGGGTTCAGTGTTACGCTTGCTTTGTCCATGTAATGGCTTGTACCATTAAAGTCTACAGCTGGCTTGCCATTGACTGTGACAACTGAACCGCTGGCCACAATCTGCGGTTGTGCGCTTGTGCTGTTTTGTATTAGGTCATTGCTGCCAGCCTGGTCATACCACGTCTGAATAAAGCCGTCACCACTACCGCAAAAAGACAACAGTGATGCCGTGTCTAGCTCGCCAGATGACGCAAAACCTACGCTCACAGTAGCATTGTCTGACGACCTTCGCACCACAATCGGACCACCAACAAAGTCATTGCGGACCTTGCGCAAGCTGTATGCAGCTGTGGCCTCTGTGTAAGTGTCAAGCAATAGTGCCGTGCTTACCTCGCTGTAGGTTATCATGTAGCTAGCTCGGCCTCCTGTGTTCTTGGCTTCGTAGTCGTGTATCAATGCAATGGTGCCAGCCAATGACAAGCCTTCGTTTGGCTGTGCGCTTGATCCAATGGCTGACCATCCTGAATCTGTGCCGTCTTGCAGCGCATCGTTGTTGCGGTATATCCTGCGCTGTATGTTGGTTCCTGCTGTTGGCACCTCGCCTTGATAGTCCTGGCGCGTTCCCATCCCTGTGCTGTTGATGCTGTAGTAATACTCCTTGACTTCACCAGCTCCAATAATGCTAGAAAAGTCAGTGGCAAAGGCAAGGTTGGCCTTGGCTGCAAATCCTGTAGTCGGGTCACGTAAAGAGCCAGGGTTGTTCGTCGTGTCTGTGTTCACGTTTACATCTGGACCCTTTGTTGTGTTCTCGTCACTAGTTGTGATGCTGATAGCGTTGCGGCTTGTCTTGCGCAGAGTCACATCAACGCTAGCATCTGTGGCATTGAGTTGGTACGATAGTGGCGTGTAGTATGTGCCAGTGTCTGTGTCTTTATATCGGTTGAATGGCTTTGGCGTTGCCGTGCTTGTGCCTCTCAGAACAATTGTACCTTTCTCTAGTGCAAGCCATTTTTGATGGTTAGCCAAAACCTCCTCAACGCATAGCGTGTTAATTCTGCGAGCTGAAGAGCTTGCCTGGTTGACCCAATTGGTTGTACTGCCTGTCACAATTGATGGCGTGATAGAGGTCTGCACATCAATGCGGCCCATGCTTGCACCGAGCTGTCCAATCAATGTAGTTCCTAGGTGTGTACTTGTTCGTCCTGCTGGAGCACTGGCTACGATATCAAAGTCCTGCAACAGTTCAAGTTGCTCGTCTGCCACGGCGAACTTTGTCACCCGAATTTGTAAGTGATTTACGGACAAAGCATTGCCAAAAGTTGTGCTTAGATTATTGTCAGTATCAATTACAATTGTGTCAACCGTCACTTGGAGTCCTGTTTTAACTGTAGGTGGCGGTTTGATATAGAAATTGTACCCTATTGTTCGAGCTGAGTCCTGTGATGGGTCGTAGTAGTACACTGAGCTGCTGTTGTCGGCGTCATGAAAAAACATGTATCCAGTTGAGCTGCTCCAATTTCCCTCAGTTACTGTTGTTTCTGTGTATCCAATGCCTTGACCTGTCACAAATTGCCAAATATTTTGACCAAGGTTTTCGTTGCTTGTAAGAATTTGGTTCACATAGTACACGGCCTCGCTGCCTGTGTCCATCTGAATAGTCAAGCGAATAACGATGCGCGCTAAATCGTTGTCAGATCCAACAGCTGTATTTGTAATATTTACGCGGCCTGCTACTTCATATCGTACGCTGTCATTTTCTGTGTCTTGGCCATCGTAAATGACATTGCCGTCAGTTATGGTGTTTGTGTTGGCCAAATTGTACCCGCTAAGAACAGTGGCGCCATCGTTTGTGTCACGCTTTATGGATACACGATTAAGCTGTGGACTAAATACCTTGGTCCATCCAGCGGCCTTTTGCTTGATGTTGTTGGCGCCTGTTGTTTGAAAGGTGAACTCGCTAACTAGTTGTGTCGTCGAGGTAGATCCATTCCATGTGTCAAGGTATCCGTTGACTGTTTCTGTTGAGAGGTTAGACGGCACAAAGTACCATGCTTCCTCGTAGCTGTACAACCTCCATTGAAATGTGAGGCATATGCTTTGCAGTACATCGTAACAGCTTACAAATTCTAACTGGCCAGCATCGTTCGTAGAACTAAAGCAATTTGTGCCAACGGATGCGCGTCGTATTTGGCCATAGATTGTGCCAGCGGGATGCACGAGTAGCTTGTACAAAGCGTCGTCAGTGCTGTAAACATCATCAGCCCAAACAAACCTCTTAGCTGCTCCAAGTGACTTGCCATTTAGGTAGGTGTGCAATGGCCATTTGTCTGCAATGTTTTTAATGACTACATCCAAGGTCTGTCCTCCCGTGTACCGCGCGCCGTTGTCGCTGTAGTCAATATCCTTGAGAAGGGACAAGGCGTCTGTTGCCACAATGCGCACCTGACGTTGTGCGCTGTCCTCTGTGTATTCAAATTGTTCGTTTAGGATACTGCCCACCCATATAACTGAACTGTCTCGTTCAATTTCTACAATGTACTGTCCGTCCTCAGCTTGTGAAAGCAAACTGATAAAGGTGTCCAACGTGCTGAACACATCAGCACTCCAAATGGTACCAATCTCAACACGTGAGTGGACAATGCCAGGCACCAACAACTGGTCGTCCACGCTTTCATAAATGAGCGCAAAGCCGTTGGTGTCTAAACTGAACTCTTTGGTTGAGTCAGAGCCAGACAGCGTACTTATGATGCGCACTGTGTACTGGTCATCATTTACGCTGCGGCCATATCCTGTGGCTATGATGTAGCTCATGAGTATCGGTTACGATTAATGGTGTTACGTGCATTGCTAAGGAAAATGTCATCGCCCTTGATGCGGCCAACAACCTCCACAACATTGCCTCCCATCATATCCTTCAATTTAGACAACGGTGCAATGACTTCTGGATCTATCCTTGCGTTGCTGTTATCACCCACAAGCGCAGTAGTCGGACCAAAGGCAAGGCCGCCATTGGCTAGTGCTGGCATACCCGCGGCCTCTGTGCGATTGGCAATGGCTCCCTGCAGGCCTGCGCCTAAAGCAATCAAAGCCACACCAGCCACCACAGCCATAGCTGGATTTAATGATTTCAAGGATTCCTTAATGCCTTTAATTGCAATGCCGTAGCCAATAGCAAGCTTGCCAAGTTCCGTGGCCATGTTTGCGAATACACTTAATAGGCTATTGGCAAATTGCTCTGGCTTCGCTGTGCCAGCTGCCATCGCTCCAAGTATTTCACCAACGGAAATAGCAACACCTTCGGCAGCATTTTGAAATGATTGCTGTACAGCTGTTGCAAAGTTGTTAAATTTGCCTTGCATGTCAGTCAATTTTGTTTCGACTGTTGTGTTTTCAAGCATACTGAAAAACTCGCCCATGCTCATACTAGCCCTGTCAACGCTTGTTTCCGCTTGTATGCCTATCTCCTCCAACATGCTAAAGAATTGGCCCATTGTTTGCACGGCCCTGCCTGACGCGTTTGTTAGGTTGTTGGTCTCATCAGTTGTATCTCTCAATGCTTTTAACTCATTGTTTAACACAACAATCAATTGATCTGCTGCCTCTGCACTCCTGTTGTAGGTGTCAATGTATTCGCGTAATGATTCAATCTTATCGCGTAATCCAGCCTTGGTTATTGCATCACCCGCGGCCTGTGCTGCCTCAAGCCTTGTCAAGTAAGCTGTAGCTTCGGCCACTTTTTCTAAGCTATCCTCTCGCATAGCGTTTGCACCAGCAATGTCGCGTGTCGCATCACCTGTAAGTTTTAAGCCTGTTTCCATTGCGAGCTGCGTCTTGTTCAGGCTTATCAATGCAGCTTCCTGTTGCTTCGTTTCTTTTGTCGAAGTCTTTGCTTCTTTTGCTACCCTTATAAATAGACCAGCAATTGCACCTAATGCCACTGACAAAGCCAATACACCTGGCGCAGTGGTCAGGAAAGCAAAATTCATTAGTTTGATAGATGCAATAATTTTAGGCACGGCCACCAGCAGTGGTCCAATGACAGCAAGTAGTCCTCCAATTTTTAAGGCAAGGTCAACTGTTGTATCTGACAAATTGCCAAATGCCTGAAATGTTTTGGTTAGGCGTTCAAGTGCTGCATTGACTGATGGCAACAGCTTCTCACCTAGCACAGCAAGAGCTTGCTTGGCGTTGTCTAGTGCAGTCGAGAAACGTCCAGAGGTTGTTTTACTTAAGCGCTCCATAGAGCCAGCGGCAAAGCCTCCCTCTTCGCTAAAGCTTTTTAATACCGCATTGAACTGCTCAACTGTTACACGTCCTGCACCTAGCTTGTCAGCTGGCAAACCTGTGGCCTCTGCTAATGCTTCAAAAATAGGCACACCACGCTCTGCCAATTGGTTTAAACTCTCAAGCTCTACCTTGCCTTTGGCGTTTACCTTTGCAAAGATGGCCGCAAGTTCGTCAATGTTGTTGCCGCTTGTTGCAGCAATGTCACCAAGAAACTGCAACTGGTTGTTGACATCTCCCACATCCGTGCCGCTTGCAATCAATTGTCTAGCGGCCTTTGCAACTTGCTCAATCTGGAATGGCGTTTTAGCTGTAAACTCGTTCAGCTGTTTCATCATCATGGCAGCTTGCTCTGTGCCACCAGTCAAACTGACGAACGATGTTTCCAAAGCTTCTAGGTCTGCCGCGCTTTTAATAGCAGCCGCACCGACTCCAAGCAATGGAATTGTAATGCTGCGCGTCATGTCCTGACCTAGCCTTGTGATGTTGCTAGTCATAGAGCGCATGTTGCGCTGCACCCTTCCGAGGCTCTTATTTAGATCGCGCGTATCCGCTCCAATCCGTACAACGAGGTCACCTAGTTTTGCCATCTTCTTCTGTTGCTAGTGCCATGAGCTGCGACCAGCCCTGACCTGTATTCTTTTTCTTTGATTCTTCCCACGGGAAGGTTGCAAGGTCTTTGGGTTTGATGCTTGCTCCCTTCTTGGTATGTACGTTCAGCAACAACGCGGTCTGCCATCGGACGCGCTCCCAGTTGGAACGGTCAAATTGTTCCTGGGATTTGCATCGACCACGCACCGCGTTGCCAAACTCACGAAATGTGAAGTCGTAGAGGGAGCTAGGCGTAAGGCCCAAAAGCCCTAGGCCCAGCTCCTCTATTTCGTCCCATTCAAGTGGATTTCCTGACTTGTCTCCGTCGTTTTTTTTTCTGGCGACATAGACTCCTCGATGACCTTCATTACCGCTGGCAAATCAGTCACATCCACAAGCCCTAGAAAATCGTCAATTTCCATTTTAAATTCCATGCCTTGCTTGCGGCATCCCTCCTGTACAAAGTAGTACAACAGTTCTGGCATCATGGTCACGTCCTCGCTGTCAAGTGTTGCCACCTTGTTGCCTGTGGCGCGTTCAAAGGAACGCCAGGCACGCATGTTGGCCTTGACGGGAAAGGTCTGGTTGTCTAGGGTAATATTCATTTATCAGACGTGTGCTTGGAAGGTGATGGCGCTGACGCACTCAAGGGTGCAAGTGTAGGAAGCATTGTCTTCTGTTCCTGCGCTCAACTCCAAAGAAGTGATGTAGGCTTCAAAAACAATCTCCTGATCTCCTGCAATCTCTGTTGGACCAGTCCAATCAATAGCAGCGACTTTGACATCCTGCTTTGCACCTAGGAGAAAGTCTGTCATCAACTGGTTGTAGCCGTTCGTTGCATCTTGTGCATAGAAAGCAGTAAAGTTGACGGACAAAGATTTTAAGCCTGGAAGCAACGCGCGGTATCCGCCATTGTTTTTGCTTGTGGTGTCGCGTGTCTCTGTCGATACGCTTACGCTCAAATCAGTTACGTGGTCTGCGATGACGGGCGTGCTGCCGTCTGTCTCAAACATCACCGTATAGGTTGAGCCGTTGAAAATTCCTGTAGAGGCCATTTTATTCGTTGTTAGGGTTGTTTTTAATTCTATCGGAAATCAGCATGTTGATCAACACGTCCAAGTACCCAAACACTTTGTTGTCGGATTGTGTTGGCGTGATGTTGACCACAAGCTTAATAAAGGCGAGCAGTCCTAGGACCAACTCACCGAGGTTGTCTGTAAACCAATCTGGTGTAATCATATCTATCGTGTTATTCTTACTGTGTAATTCTGGACGCTCACATACAAGCTGCGCTCTGCGCTTACCTCTGTGACTTCGTTAGTGTACTGAATGCTTTGCACTGTGACAGCGCCACCAGACACACTCACGGTCTTGCTCCTTCGGTCTAGTGCAGCACGTACCTTGTCTGCCAAGTCGTTTGCTGCTGAATATGTAGATGCCACACTAAACAACTCCACTTGCGCTTCGTCAATTGGTGTGCCGTCTTTTGCGTCTGATGGGCTGTTAGACACAACGCTGTACACGATGTAGGGCGCGTCAGCTCCCTCAACTGCAAGCTCTGGATAGATGCGGTTGGTGATGGCTGTGACATCGCTAGAGTCAAGCAACAAGGCGCGTATGGCTAGACCTACTTTCATTTCATAAAGCGTTCGTATTCCTTACGCAGCAAGCGCGTCTGGAGTTGCACCATTCTTTGTTGTGTTGCCTTCTGGCTGCGCTCAAATACGCCTGTATTTGGTGTGCGCTTTTTCTTGCCAAAGCTGTCACCAGCTTCGACGATGTGCGCGAACCATCCATCCGAGTATTTGCGCGTCTTGCGTCTAGCAATGGTGTTTGTTCGTGGTCCAGCAAGAACCTTGATTCTGTCCTTATCTGGTTGCCAAATACCCACGCTTCGTCTCAATTGCCCACGTTTGACCTTTAGTCGGACAGTCCCTTTTTGACCTGTCTTTGGGCCTGGTCCACCTCCTGTCTTCTCGTAAACATTGATGTCACGGTCGAAGTCCTTGATGCTGCCCTTGAGGCTGTTGTTGTAAACCTCACCCACGCGCTCATTGATAGTGACAAGGTTCGCAAAATCCTTCTCGCTCCAAAGTGCAAGTTTCTCCAACTTCTTGAGAGCCTGTTCTAGGCCTTTGACTGTCACTGTCTGCATCACTCAGATACTACACGTTCAGTAACAAGGTGAAGCTCATTCTTGCGGCCTACCTCCTGGATGGCCAAAATGTTGTAGTACTCCGCGCCATACTTTACACGGTCGCTTGCTGCAACGGTGCGTGTGGTGGAGCTGCTACGGATGCGCCAGGTGACGCGGTTGATGCTGGTCTCTTGTTCCATCTGCACATTGCTGCTTGCGCTCTTATTGTCCAGGGCAGCCCACACAGTAGTCAAGTCCGACCACGCGCCTGTAGGCTCGCCAAAGTCGTTGACAGCTGTGCCACGCTGTTGTAGCGTAATGCGACGATCAAGAAAGCCTACATTCATTGCCGCATGTCAATTATGCGCTCGCTGCTCAAAAGGCTGCGCACGCTCATGGGCATCTCAGTTGCTGTTGTGCCTGTGACAACGGCGCGCCTGTTCTCGTACCAGTGTGTCACAAGCAACTTGGTGGCCACTTGCACACTTGCGCTAGGTGTCGCACCACAAAAACACAACACCGTGACAGGCGTTGCATTGTAGTCCTCAAGGTCTGGCGTATCGTGAAAGCTGATGCGCGTAGTGTTGTCCGTGAGGGATTCGAAATAGTACTTGTCAGTTGCAAGGGTTTGCGTTGCTCCGCTTGTGTCTTTGTAAGAAACTGACTGTACCTGTGTCACTGGTCCAAAGGCAAGGGACGCGTTGCGCCACCTTTCCAAGTGGAAGAGGGTTGCTCCACTAGCTGCAAAGTGACGGTTGCAGTAGTCTGAGATATGAGCAGACGCAGCATCGAGCAAGGACGTAATGGTGGTGTCCTCGTCGCTGTGATCCACGCGTAGAAATTCCTTCATATCTGCTAGAGATACAATGTCAGTTCCTGTGGCGTATGCTGGTTTGCTTATAATCATATTGGAGAAAAAAAAGGAAGCCCAGCCCTATTGCCAGGCTTCCAAGTTTTGGTCAATTATCAGGTGAAGTCAAAAGTGTATGACAACGCGCTGCCCTGGCGGACTGCAGTATCATAGAACTTGTTCACGTGCAAGGCAATCTGTGCAGTGCCAGCGTTGCTGTATGGATCAACCAAAAGGTCAAGTCCACCAAAGAACGCAAGCAACATGCCCTGTGCGTAGTCACCAAACAACAAAGCACCTTCGTTGGCTGTGCTGTCTACGAGGTTAGGCGTGAAGTAGCTTGTGTACCCGTCGATGCTGTTGCCATCGATTACGGCACGAATGTCTGCTACTGCAACCTCACCTTTTAGAATGCTCATGGCAGAAGGTGAACCAACAAACGCGCAACGCGTCAAGTCACCACCAGCGGCCAACACTGCCTTTTGTGCAGCAGTGATGTCAGCATATCCAATAGCTCCATTGCTTTTGTCCTGTTGGTTTGCTGCGCCTGCAGCGGCAGCGGCAAAGACAGCTTTGTCAATTGTTTCATTGATGCCAGCTGCCAACTCACGAGAGATGAGAGCATCAACGGACGGACCGCCTTGAAGCATCAATTGCTTTGACCAAATCGTACGAGATGCCACACGCTTTGGTGTAAGTGTAACCTCGTCCATCTCCAATGTAGACGCTGAGTCTGCTGCTACTTCTGTAGCTGCTGTACCAATCGCCTTGTTTGACACACGTGGGAACTGCAAGTTTGCAGATGCGTTGTTAATGGTTGTGACACCAATGCGCTCGGCCATAGTTGGCGCACGCAAGGCATCAATTGCTCCGGGCACTTCTGTTGGCACAAAGCCTGAGCCATCACCAGAACCAGCCTGGAAGTTGTCAGCTGCACCAGCACGGAACAAAGCGCTGCCTGGGATACCAATTTGGCCCGACATGTTAAGGCCGCGTGACTGCATCTCGCGTGCCGCTTCCTGTGCCCACTCTGCCTCTGCACCTTCCAAAGCCTTGCCAAAGCTGGCGGCTTGTACGGCACGGCTCAAAGAAAAGCTGCGGTTGATTTTGTTAATTTCCTTAACCTCGGTGACAGTCGAGCCGCCCATCTGGGCTTGACGTGCAATCATGTCTTCGTGGGCTTGGCGACGCTCAATCTTGGCATCTAGACGCTCCACCTCGCGCTTGGCAAGGTCGGCTTCTTCTTGTTCATTGTTGGACCAGTCGCGGTTTTCTGTGTCAGCGACGTTGACCAACTCTTCAAAGCGATCAGCGTGCTTGGCACGTGTCGCCTTCATCTCGTTGAGATTCATGGTTGTTGTTGTTAAAATAGTTTCACTCTTTGTATCTGTGTCGGCCTCCGCTACTGCGATGGCTTCATCAATGTCAAGCTGTTGGTCACGCGCCTGTACCGTGGCGGCTGCGTATGCTGGGTATGTCACGGGTGACACATCCAACAACTGCCGCACCTTGTCCACGCTCCTTACCGTGCGCTCCTCGTTCCAGCTCTGGTCTTCAATGGTAAAGGCAAACGAAGACTGTGAGATGTCGCCACGCTTGACGCTCTCATAAAAATCTTTGGCATAGGACTGATTGCCTAGCTTAACGCGGTACTTCAAACCGCGCTCGTCAGTTGACAGCTCTAGTGTGCCGTTCTCGGTACGTCCAAGAATCAAATTTGGGTCATGGTTAATGAGCGCACGCACGTCGTTGGTCATGACGTCGTCAAAGGCACCTGGCTTAATTACCTCGCGGAAATGTCCAAGGTCTGTCTCGCTGTTAAATACGGCGGCATAGCCCTCCAATACCATGTCGTCACCTTCAGCGTCGCGCACCTCAATGGT